CATTTTCACATCTTTTTTTCACGCCCACCCACCATGCCAAAGGGTAAAAATCCATCCGCCCCGGGGCAGTCGCCGCAGCTCGCCGCTGATCGGAAGGCGTCCAGCGATTATTTCCGCAGCGTGCTGGATGATCCGAAAGCGTCGCAGTCGCTGAAGTTCAAATGCGCGGTGGAACTTGCCCGGCTCGTCAACAACGAGACGATTGCAGGAGTGAGCGCGCGCGCCGTAAGGGAATCCCTACGCTCAAGTCAGCCTGCCCCGGGCAAAGTGGAAAAGCCAGTCCTACGCGAGAAAAAAATCACCAAGCAGAGGCTGGGCAAAAAGCAGCTCGCTCAGATCGAGTCGAAGGAAACCGCCAACACTTCGCGATGGGCAGGGCTTTTGCCGTCGCGCGGAGCTGAGGCGTGACGCGCGTCGCTTCCGCTGTACGATCATCGCTCGATTTCTCGCGCGCTCCTGATCTATCGTGCAGGGATTGGGAGCAGCGGATACGCGCAGGATCATCTCTGATGCCCTTTGGCTTGCGGTTGGATGAAGAGCGGGCCAACAAGGCGCGCAGGGCATTCGACTTGCTCCAGCTCCCGGACGTTACCGGCACGCCGACATTTGGCGATGTCGGGGGCGAGTGGTTCAAGGAGTTTGTGGGCGCGGTATTCGGCACTTGGAACGGCATCCAGCGCAGCGTGAATGAGTTTTTCCTGCTAGTGCCGAAAAAGAATAGCAAGACAACCAACTCTGCCGGGATCATGGTGACTGCCATGATTATGTCGGAGCGTCCGCGCGGCGAGTTCATCCTAGTTGCCCCCACTCAGCAGGTTGCTGACGTTGCATTCGCGCAGGCGCTAGGAATGATCGAGCTGGACCGCGCGCTAATGCGCATGTGCCAGATCAAGGATTACAAGAAAACCATCGTGTTTCGTGAGACCGGGTGCTCACTGAAAATTAAGAGCTTCGATACGAACGTGCTGACGGGCACCAAGCCTGCGGGCGTATTGCTCGATGAGCTGCATGTTATCGCTGAGCACAGCAACGCTGACCGCGTGCTAGGGCAGTTGCGCGGTGGATTGATCAGCTCGCCCGAAGCCTTCATGATTACGATCACGACCCAATCGGAGCGCGTGCCGGTAGGAGTGTTCCGGACTGAGCTGATGAAGGCTCGGAAGGTGCGCGACGGCGAGCTGAAGCTAAAGCTCCTGCCGATTCTCTATGAGTTCCCGCCAGAGATGGTGAAAAACGATGCATGGCGTGACTCAGAGAATTGGTGGATGGTCACTCCGAACCGCGATCGCTCGATAAGCATCGCGCGGCTCCGCGAGGATTATGCCGGGGCGCAGAGCAGCGGTGAAGAGGAATTGCGCCGCTGGGCGAGTCAGCATCTGAATATCGAAATCGGCATCGCGCTACAGTCCGATCACTGGGTAGGAGCGAAGTATTGGCAGCATAGCGCAGCGGCGCATGACCTAGCGGGGTTGATGAAGCAATCGGAAGTGATGACGATCGGGATAGACGGCGGTGGGTTGTTTGATATGCTGGCGTTGACGGTATGTGGGCGCACGGCGGAAGGCAAGTGGTTGACTTGGAGCCACGCGTGGTTTCATGAGATCGCGCTGGAGCGCAATAAAGCCGCAGAGCAACAGTACAAGGATTTTGTTGCGGACGGCGACCTGACCGTAGTGCAGACGATGGGCGATGACGTGGAGCAGTTGGGCGACTACGTGGAGCAAGTGGTGCAGTCGCGCAAGCTCTATAAGGCAGGCATTGACCAAAGCGCGATCGGCGGAATTATCGATGAAATGATTTTGCGCGGCGTGCGCGGGCCGGAGGATAAGGATTGCCAAATTGTCGGCATCCCGCAGGGCTGGCGGCTGAACGCTGCGATTAAGACCACTGAGCGGAAGCTCGCCGATAAGACGCTGATCCCCGCAGCGCAGGCGCTGACCCGGTGGTGCGCGGAGAATGCGCGCGTCGAAGCCCGGGGCAATGCGATCTTAATCACCAAGCAGATAAGTGGATCGGGCAAGATCGATCCACTGATGGCGACGTTTAACGCGATCGAGCTGATGAGCCGCAATCCTGCGGGCGCAAAGAAATACCAGATGTTTGTTGTTGGAGGAAACTAGCGATGGACAAGCGGCAAAAGGCTTGGAGCAATTTTGAGATTAAGAGCATCGATGACGAGCTGCGCATCATGCAAGGCGTCGCCACTACTCCGACTCCAGACCGCATGGGCGATATTGTGGAGCCCATGGGCGCGGCTTTCGAGCTGCCCATCCCATTCCTCTGGCAGCACGACGCGGAGCAGCCGATTGGTCACGTCACCGCTGCCAAGACGACCAAGAACGGAATCGCGGTAGACATCAAGCTCGCGCGCATCGATGAGCCGGGCAGGTTGAAGGACCGTCTTGATGAGGCGTGGCAGTCGATTAAGGCAAAGCTGGTGCGCGGCTTGTCGATCGGATTCTCGCCGCTCGAATACTCCTACATGGAGGAAACGGGCGGCTACCGATTTTTGAAATGGTCATGGCTTGAGCTTTCTGCGGTGACGATACCGGCGAATGCTGAGGCAAGCATTGCCATGATCAAGAGCTATGGTGCAAAAGGATTAGTGGTTGCGCAAAAGCGGCCCACCATTCGCTTGCCGAAAAAGTCGCTAATCGTCCGCGCGGCACCGATTCAATCGAAGGATTGGCGCGTGCCAGTGCGGCCACAATGGGCTGACTTTAAGCGCGAGGATGCGAGTGATGAAATCTCCGGCAAGAAAGGTGGAGCTTCCTGAGCTCCCGGTTTGGTTCCGGGTAGCGGGATATCTGGCTTTAATTTCTTGGGTAGCGATAGTGGCGAAAATTTTTTCGATTAGCAACTATGGACAATAACACGCCATCCGTCATCTTAGAGCTTGCGGGCAAGTTCGCCGATGAGGTCACCGATTACACGGTTGATCTTTCTGCGTACCTGCCCGAAGGTGCAGAGCTGGCTGATGTTGAGGTCACGATCGATGCCTCTGGCAATGGCGAATCGCCCCCAGAGCTATCGGTGGCTGACGCGCATTCCGTTGCGCTGGCGAGCGGCCCGGAGCAGGCTGTGCATTTTTTCCTAAGCGGCGGCACTTCTGGCGTGCGCTACCGTGGGATCATTGAGTTTGGTGACGATGCGGCGATAGGCTCGCCGTCAGTAACGCGCCGCAGGCGCAGGATGTTTTATATCGTAGTTTCTTGATCGCTTGCGTTGCCCGCTTCGTTGAGCAATGGCGCGCATAGATCGGTAAATCCCCGTTGGGGCGTGTCGATTGTATGAGGAAAGTGAAATGAAACTGGGTGAACGCATCAAAGAGTTCCGCGCCGCGCGTGCCGCGTTGGTCGCGAAGCTTGAAGAGGTTCAAAACAAGGCGCTCGATGAGGGGCGCAACAAGGACGCTTCGGAACAGGAGAAGTTTGATGAAACTTCTCGCGAGATCGAGGCGATCGACAAGGAGCTGGGCGACCTGTCGCGGCTGGAAAAGCTGCAAGTGAAGCAGGCTACCCGGGTTGGGCCGGACGATGAGGACGGCGACGGCGACGCGGAAGTGGACACGGATGCAGAGCGCGCTGGTCGCATTCTGCGATCGAATGCCGCTGGCCGTGGAGCGCATGTGCAGACTACGCACCTTGCCAAGAAGCTCGAAAAGGGCATCTTGTTCGCACGGTACGTGAAGTGTCTGGGCGCTGCCATGGGCGACATGAGCACCGCTGCCGCACTCGCGAAGCTGCACTACCCGGACACGCCGCAGATTGCGAACGTGCTCAAGAGTGGGCTGAAGGGCGGGCTGGTCGGCGACATGCTCAAGACCGCAGTCGCCGCAGGCACTTCGACGGATGCGACATGGGCTTCGCCGCTGATTGCCTACAATCAGTTCGCTGGCGATTTCATCGAGTATCTGCGTCCGCAGACGATCATTGGCAAGTTCGGTGCCGGTGGCATTCCGTCGCTGCGGATGATCCCGTTCAACGTCCACATCCGTGGGCAGACTTCGGGCGGCTCCGGGTACTGGGTTGGGCAGGGCAAGGGCAAGCCGCTCACCAAGTTTGACTTCAACGACACCTATCTGGGCTGGGCGAAAGTCGCGGCCATCTCGGTGTTGACTGAAGAATTGCTGCGCTTCAGCAATCCTTCGGCGGAAGCACTGGTGCGCGATGGCCTGAGCGCTGCGCTGATCGGACGGCTGGACACGGACTTCGTGGACCCCACGAAAGCTCTGGTGGCCAACGTCTCTCCGGCGTCGATCACGAACGGTGCGACCACGCACCACAGCACTGGCGGCACGGCGGCAGACTGCCGCGCCGATATCGCTGTGGCGATGGGCGGCTTCATTGCCGCCAACATCTCGCCGCAGTCGGCGGTGTGGATCATGCAGGCCACCACGGCGTTGCAGCTTTCGCTGTTGCGCAATGCGTTCGGTCAGGCGGAGTTCCCGGGCATCACGCTGAACGGCGGGACGCTTGAGGGAATTCCAGTCATCACTTCGCAGTACGTCCCGAATGAGTCGGGCGGCGCGATGATGATCCTGGTGAACGCTTCCGACATCTGGATGGCAGATGACGGCGCGGTGACGGTGGACGCGAGCCGTGAAGCTTCGCTGGAAATGTCGGATGCCCCGGCTAACAACTCGGGCACGCCGACTCAGACGAGCGACATGGTGTCGATGTTCCAGACCAACTCAGTGGCACTTCGCGCTGAGCGATTCATCAACTGGCAGCGTCGCCGCTCTGCGGCGGTGCAGGTCATTGATGACGTGAACTATGACGGGAGCTGAGTTCCTGAAGTAGTTGGGGAGCGGATGGCCGCGTTTGTTTCATGTGGCAGGCGCGGCCATCCTTTAACGGGAGAAATGACGATGCTAGTGCGAGTGCTGAAAGCAAAATTGACTTTGGGCCGCAGCGTCTATCAGCGCGGCGATATTTTCGAGTGCCCACCGCAGGAGGCACTGATGATGGCCGCGATCGGGCTCACGCAGAATTGCCCGTCAGCGATCAATCCGACTCGCGCGCCGCCGCTGCCGCCCCGGGGCATGTCTTTCGTTGAGGGCAAGGCTGTTTCTTACCTGCCGACTCGCGCGCGCAAGCTCACGAGCGCAGATAAGGTGGAGCAGGTCGAATGCGCATAGGACCGTTCAACATTACGTTTGGCGGTGGCCGCAAGAATGCGGACGACATCGCGCACTGGAGCGAGCCGGAGGGCGGCTGGTGGCCGATAATCCGCGAAGGCTACGCAGGCGCGTGGCAACAGAACATTACCCTGCGTCGCGAGACGTTGCTGGCGTTCACTCCGGTGTTCGCGTGCATGACTCGCATCGCGCAGGATATCGGAAAGATGCCCATCCGCTTGATGGAGCAGACCAAGGACAAAATCTGGATTGAGATCGCGCGCAATTCGCCGTTTGCCGCAGTGATCTATAAGCCGAACGATTACCAAAGCCAGAATCAATTTTTGCAGCAGTGGATGATATCGAAGCTTCTGGCTGGCAATACCTACGTTTTGAAGCAGCGCGATAACAGGGGCATAGTCACCAAACTCTATCCGCTGGATCCAACGCGCGTGCGCCCGTTGATTACTCCGGATGGCAGCATCTATTATCAACTGGGGCTTGATCCGCTGTCGGAAGTCTTGGACGCGACAGAAGTGGTCCCGGCGAGCGAGATAATTCACGATCGGATGCCCGGGCTGTTTCATCCGCTGATCGGAACATCGCCCATCTTCGCTTGCTCGCTCCCGGCGATACAGGGCCACGCGATGCAAAAGGCGAGCGCGGCATTCTTTAAGAACATGGCGCAACCGTCAGGCATCCTGACGGCACCGGGCGCGATATCGGATGAGACGGCGGCGCGTCTTAAGGCGCATTGGGCAGAGAATTTTACTGGCCACAATGTCGGGCGCGTCGCCGTACTCGGAGATGGATTGAAATTCGAGCCGGTGACGATCACGGCAGCGGCAGCGCAGCAGGTTGAGCAGCTCAAGCTTTCGGCGCAGATGGTTTGCTCTGCGTTTGGCGTGCCTGCGTTCATGGTCGGCATGGATACGCCGCCGACTTATACCAACATCGAGGCGATGACGCAGCAGTACTGGAGCCAATGCCTGCAAACGCACATGGAAGGCATCGAGTGCGGCATGACCGAAGGGCTTGGGCTCTACGATGCAAAGACAACGCTGGAGATGGCAGTCAAGCTGGACCTAGACGCCTTGCTCCGCATGGATACTTCGACGCGCTACACCACCTACAAGAACGGAATCAGCGCGGGCATGATGTCGCCGAATGAGGCGCGGCAGCGCGAGAACTTGCCGCCGGTTAAGGGCGGCGATTCGCCCTATCTGCAAGTGCAGAATTATTCACTCTCCGCGCTTGCCGATCGCGACGCGGCTGGCCCGCCCACAAGCACTCCGGGCGGAAGTGCGGGCGCGCTCCCGGCTCCGAAAAATGACGGTGGCGGCGATACTCCGGCTGACGGCGAGGCTGACGGCGCAGCGCTCGGAAAATTCTTTGCCGAAGCGATTGGCGAATTTAAGCAAGCGGTGAACTCATGAGCATGAACATGAAAGCGGTCGCGGAAAGTTTGGCCGCTTCGGTCAGAGAAATCGTTGAGCCATTGCTCGCCCGGGTGAAGGCTCTGGAATCACGGACGCCTGAAAGGGGCGAGAAAGGAGAGCGCGGTGAAAAAGGTGATGCAGGCGATGTCGGCCCGGCTGGTCCAGCTGGCGAAAATGGTCTGGACGGTGGTCGTGGTGCGCCCGGCGAGCGCGGTGAAGCGGGCGTGGATGGTACTCCGGGGAAAGACGGCAGAGATGGAGTCAACGGTAAAGACGGAAGCGACGGCGCTCAAGGAAAAGATGGAGAGCGCGGAGACAAAGGCAGCAAAGGCGATCAAGGCGAGCGTGGAGAACGTGGGGAAAAAGGCGAGCAAGGTGAACGCGGACCTGAAGGGAAAGCCTTAACGCTCGATGATGTGCGCGACTTTCTAGACGCGGGCATGTCGAAGTGGATACTGGAAGCGGAGCGCATCTTCAGGAGCAAGGTTGACGATTTCATTAAGGCGCTGCCGAAGCCGCGCGATGGAGTCGACGGCTTAAACGTCGATGAGATAGAGCTGGACTACGATGCGCGCATGTTGCTTTTCAAGCGCGATGGCCTAGTGGTCAAGGCGATTAGCATTCCATTCCCGAAATATGAGGGCGTGTGGAGTGAAACTGACGCGAGCTATGAACCTGCGTCCATGGTTACGTTCGGCGGAAATATCTGGATCACTCCGAAAGGTTCAACCACCAAGCCCGGGACGGATGGCACGTGGACGCTGTGCGTTAAGAAAGGGCGCGATGGGAGGGATAAGAAATGAGCCCGGTGGTTCCCGCAATCCCGATGAACTTGGTGACGTTCACTGAGTGCAAGGAACATCTACGAGTCGATCACGACATGGACGATTCGCAGATAGACCGGATGCGGCGGCAGGCTTCGGGCACGGTGATCAATTACCTGAAGGTGGACGTTTATGAAACCGCGTTCAACTGGGTGGATGAGTTCGGTGAGCCGATCACGAATAATATTCCACCGGAAGTAATTGCGGCGACGCTGCTCACGGTTGGCGCTATGTATGAGAATCGGGATGGCGATGCGTTCCGCTCGCCGCAGCCGCTATCGCAGGCGGCGATGGATTTAGTTTGGCGGCACCGTGACCCGGCAATGGCATGATGAAGATCACGCGCGAATGGGAAGGGCAAACGTGCGCCATATTGGCGAGCGGGCCATCCATGACTCTGCAAGTCGCGGAGCAAGTGCGCGCGTCCGGGTGCCGCGCGATCGCGGTGAACAATCAGGGCATTGCGTTTGCCGGGCGACCGGCCATGGCACCGTGGGCGGATATCCTTTACGCTTCGGATTCTAAGTGGTGGTACAACTACCAAAAGGAAGCTGCGCAGTTCAAGGGTAGGAAAGTCACGGTGCATCATATCGGCGGAATCCTGCCGCATATCATCACGGATGATATTCACGCGATGCAGCACGGCGGCGTGAACGGGTTTGACGAGCGCACCACGCACCTTCGCACCGGGAGCAATTCCGGATTTGCCGCCACTCACCTAGCGATTCATCTGGGCGCGCGCCGCATTCTGCTATGTGGCTTCGATATGCACTGTAAGCGCGGTGAGCATTGGTTTGGCGATCACTTCTGGCGGCGCAGCTA